CCAAGCCCGCCAAGGGCAAGGGCAAGTAAGCCGTGGCCTACGTCACCACCGCGGACTTCACCGCACGGTTCGGCCAGCGCGATCTGGACCAGCTGCTGCCGGACGCCCCGGCGGATGACGGCCGCACCTTCACGGCGGCGGAGGCCGACGCCTCCGCCATCGTGGACAGCTACCTGGCCAGCCGGCCGGGTCGCACCTACACCCTGCCCCTGGCCACGCTGCCCCCGCGCCTGCTGGAGGTGACCGCGGACCTGGTGCGTTACGAGCTGTACGGCCACGCCGCGCCCGAGGAAGTGAAAGCCCGCCGGGATGCCGCCATCGCCTTCCTGGAAAGGGTGGCCAAGGGCGAATTGACGGTGGCCGGCCTCACGCCGGAGCCGGTGCCCGGCGAGGTGTTCGCGGTGTCCTACGCCGCGAAGGACCGCGTTTTCTCCGACGACGCGCTGGCGGGGTTCTAAGCCGTGGCGCGCATCCGCATTGACGCGAAGCTGGAGGAGGTGGAACGCGCGCTGCGCGACACCGGCCGCCCGGAGCGCATCACCGCCGCCCTGAATGCGCTGGGCCGCGTGCTGGTCACGCGCATCCAGCTCACGTTCCGCCGCTCCACCGCGCCGAATGGCGCGCGCTGGGCGCCGCTGAAGCTGCGCCAGGGCCAGCCGCTGCGCGACACCGGCCGGCTGCTGGCCAGCATCACGTCCAAGGTGCAGGACCGCGAGGTGGTGGTGGGCACCAATGTGCAATACGCCCGCGTCCATCAGTTCGGCGCCGTCATCAAGCCGGTGCGCGCCAAGCTGCTGCGCTTCCCGAACGGGGCCGGCGGCTTCGCCTTCGCGCGCCAGGTCAAGGTCCCGGCGCGCCCCTTCATGCCCATCGGCCCGTCCGGCCAGGTGGACCTGCCCGCCTCCTGGGCCTCCGCGGCCATCAATGCGATGGCCCGCGCCATCAGCCCCACCCCATGACCATCAAGGCCCTGGAATCCGCCATTGTTGCCCGCCTCCAGGCGAGGCTTGGCGCCAACGTCCGCCACGTCTACACCGCGGCCGAGGTCGCACAGGTAGAGGAGCGTTCGCAGGTGGTCCCCTCCGTGGCCGTCATCTACAACGGCATGACGCCCACGCAGGAAGTCGGGCACGGCATGGTCCAGGAGGTGGCGCTCCAGTTCCTGGCCGTGGTCACCACGCGGAACGCCCGCCAGTCCGGCACGCAGGACGGCGCCCGCGAGGATGCCGCCGAGCTGGTGGACGCGGTGCTGGAGGCCCTGCTGGGCTTCCGCCCGCTCCCCAACTGTGGACCGCTGAAGCTGGAGCAGGCGCCGGGCGCTGGCTTCACGGATGCGGGCTTCGCCTACTACCCGCTGGCCTTTGAAATCCGCCGCAGCTATCGCGGCACACCCTGAACAAACCGCGAGGACTGAGCAATGAGTGACTATTCCTACATTGGCGTTGGCCAGTGCTACCTGGAGGAAGTGGGCGGCACCACCGGCCTGCTGCCCATCGGCAACGTGTCGGCGCTGTCCTTCGCGGTATCCGAGGAGGTCAAGGAGCTGAAGGACTACACCAAGGGTGGCGGCGGCACGCGCAATGAAGTGCGCCGCGTTTCGTCCGTGGAAGCGTCCATGACGCTGCACGACCTGAGCCCCGAGAACCTGGCGCGCGTGCTGTACGGTGTCAGCACCGCCGGCGCCGCTGGCGCGCTCACGAACCAGGCCATCGGCACGTTCCAGGCCGGCGCCTTCGATCCCTTCACCGCCATCGCCGCCGCGACCCCGGCGCCCGTCATCCGCGCCACCAACGGCCGCACGGCTGCCACGCGCGCCAACACCACGGCCTACGCCCTGGGCGTCTACCTGGTGCCGCAGGTGGCCAACGGCTTCTACTACCGCGTGACCACGGCGGGCACCTCGGCCGCTGCGCCGCCGACCTTCGGCACCACGGTGGGCGGCACCACCACGGACGGCACGGCCACGCTCACCTGTATGGGCCGCACCCTGCTGACCGCAGGCACTGACTACAACGTGACCGGCAACGGTGTGCTTTTCACCAACACGGCCGCCGCCACCGCCGGCGAGCCCGTGGAAGCGGACTTCACCGCCGTGGCCTCGGACCTCACGCAGGCCCTCACGGGCTCGGGCAAGGAATACCGCCTCGTGTTCGACGGCCTGAACGAGGCCCGCAGCGGCAAGCGCGTGCTGGTTGACGCCTTCCGCGTCCGCATCGGCGCCGCGCAGAACCTCGGCTTGATTGGCGAGGAGTACGCCGCCCTGGAGGTCACCGGCAAGGTGCTGGCCGACACCACCAAGGTGGGCGCCGGCGTTTCGCAGTATTTCACCACCCGCCAGGAGCGGTAAGGCATGGAAGGCACGCAGGGGCTGGAGGTCATCCAGCCCGCCGTTGGCGAGGTCACGCTGTCGGACGGCCGCACCATCACGGTGCGGCCCGTCACCATGGGCCAGCTGCCCAAGTTCATCGCCGCGGTGAAGCCGCTGCTGGGCGTCATCGGCGGCCTGCCGCAGGGAGCCCCGGAGCTGGTCATGTTCGCCGCGCTCGCAGAGCATGGCGAGGCCGTGAACCAGGCGCTGGCCATCACCACCAAGCTGCCGCTGGAGGAGCTGGAGGAGCTGGGGCCGGATGACGGCCTGGCGCTGGTGCTGGCCGTGTTCCGGGTGAACCGTGACCTTTTTCAGCGGCGCCTGTTGCCGATGCTGGCGCAGGCGCTCGCCCCCGAAAGCCCGCCCGCCTGAAGGACGCGCCCGGCCCTTGGGGCTGGGCCGACACCATCGCCGGCCTTGTGGGGGCCGGCTTCGCCTTGTCCGAGGTCATGGCCATGACCGTGGGACAGGTGCGCGCCTATTCGCAGGCGGTGGAGAGTGCGCGGAAGCGCCACCATCGTGACCTGCTGGTGCTGCTGCGCGGCGCGCAGTATGACCAGGACGCATTCACCAAGCTGCTGAACGCAATGGAGCCCTGACCCGTGGCCAGCCCCCGCCTGGAAATCAGCATCGGCGCGGAAATCCGGGAGCTGCGCGCGGCTCTCCAGCAGGCCCAGCAGTCCATCCAGCAGTTCGGCCAGCGCGCCGAACAGGCGAACCAGCGCGCGGCCCGCTCCGCGGACCAGCTCCGGGGCGCCTTCACCGGCATCGCCGGCCAGCTCGGCGGCCTCCTCGCCGGCTTCGCCGGCTTCGCCACGGTGGCCGCCCTGGGCCGCATCGCGGATGACGCCACGCGCCTGCGCGGCCAGCTGGACCTCGCCACGCAGTCCGCCGAGGACTTCGCGGAGGCGCAGCGCGCAACGTTCGAAATTGCCCAGCGCACCCGCTCCAGCCTGGAGTCCACGGTGGCGCTGTTCTCGCGCATCAGCCGCGCCACCGAACAGACGAAGATCAGCACCCGCCAGGTGCTGGGCCTTACTGAGGTCATCGCCCAGGCCGGCCAGCTGTCGCAAACCAGCGCGGCGAGCATCGAAGCCGCATTCTTCCAGCTGTCGCAGGGCCTCGCCTCCGGGCAGCTGCGCGGCGAGGAGCTGAACAGCGTGCTGGAGGGTACGCCGCGGCTCGCGCGCGCCATCCAGGACGGTTTCCGCGAGCTGGGCGTGGACGGCGCCGACAACCTGCGCAAGCTGGCCGAGGATGGCCAGCTCACCACGTCCAACGTGCTGGCCGCCCTGGCCACGCAACAGCAGAGCCTCCGCGAGGAGTTCGAACGCCTGCCGGTGACCATCAGCGGCGCATTCCAGCAGCTCCGCAACAGCTTCACGCTGCTGGTGGGCGAAACGGACCGCGCCGCCGGCGCCAGCTCCAGCCTGGCGCAGAACATCAGCACGCTGGCCACGTTCCTGGGCAACTATGCACAGGCCCAGCAGGGCGCCGCCTCGGCAACGCGCGAAACCGGCCGGCAGGGCCAGTTCCTGGTCAACGTGGTGCGGGTGCTGGGCAGCGTGTGGCAGGGCGTGACGTTTGTTTTCGTCGCTGTGGGCAAGACCATCGCCGCGCTGGGCGCCCTGTTCAGCCGCCTGCGCGAACAGGCCCAGCTCACCGCGGACGTGGTGCTGGATTACTTCCGCACTGTGGCCGAGTCGGCCCGGCTGGTGCTGCGTGGCGAGTTCGGTGCGGCGCAGTCTGCACAGGAAGCCTTCTACGCGCGGGCTCGCCAGCGGGCGCAGTCCTTCAGCGAGGGGAACCTGGCCATTGTCCAGGATTACCTCGCGGACCTCTCCAGCGCGGCCGAGGAGGCCGGCGGCGCCATCAATGCGCTGTGGGACACCTCCACGGACCAGCAGGGCGGCACGGACCTGGCGCTGGACGCCAAGGCCGTGGCCGACGCGCTGAAGGGCGCGAACCCGCCCGCCAAGGCGCTGGCCGACACCCTGAACACCGGCGCCCTGGCTCTGGACTCCACCAAGCGCCGGCTGGAGGAAATCGAACAGCTGTACCGGGACAACCAGCTGTCCATCGCGGAGTATTTCCGCCAGCGGCTGGAGCTTCAGCGCGAGTCCCTGCGGCTGGAAATCGCCCAGGCCGAGGCCGAGGCCCGCAAGGCCACCACGCAGGAAGCCCGCACCAACGCGCTTACCCGTGTCGCGCAGCTGGAGCGCGAGCTGGGCGCGCTGGGCCCGGCCAACGCCCGCGAACAGGCCCGCGCCTACGGCGAGCTGGAGCGCCAGCTGGACCGCGTGCGCGACCGCCTGCGCGAGGTGCGCGGCGGCGGCACCAATGCCGAGGCTGGCGATTCCGCGGCGCGCCGGGTGGAGGACCAATTCCGCGACTTGCGCGCGCGCCTGGAGGCCGAGGGCGATGCCGAGGGCATCAGCCTGGTGGACGCGCTGGTGTCCGAGGAGCGCCTGGCCGCGCGGCTGAATGACGCCAGCAGCCGGGTGCGTGACACCGTGGCCCGCCTGCGCGAGGAACAAAGCGGCATCGCGGACCTTCAGCAGCTGGGCGGCATCAGCGAATCCGACGCGGAAACGCAGCTCCAGGCCGCGCGTGAAACCTCCCTCC